CCGCCCCTGCGACGGTGGTTATAACGGTACTGAATCGCGACGGGAACGGCGCTGCACCTGCCGATCTGCTGGCCGTCGTGGATGCGGCGCTGAATGATGAAAGTATTCGTCCTGTGGCGGACCGCGTGACGGTACAGAGTGCGGCGATCGTGCCCTATGAGATTAACGCCACGCTTTATTTCTACCCCGGACCGGAAGCGGAGCCAATTCTTGCGGCCGCGCGGGCGCGGCTTGAAAAGTATATCGCCAGCCAGACACGGCTGGGGCGTGATATCCGGCGCAGCGCTATCTTTGCCGCCCTGCACGTCGAGGGTGTACAGCGCGTGGAGCTGGCAAGCCCGGCGCAGGATGTGGTGCTGGATAAAACGCAGGCCGCATGGTGCGAAAGCTGGTCCGTGCTGAAAGGGGGTACGGATGAATAGCCTGTTACCGCCGGGATCGTCCGCGCTGGAGCGCCGCCTTGCCGCCGCGTGCAGTGATATCACCGGGCTGAATGTGCCGCTGCGTGACCTGTGGAATCCTGCCTCGTGCCCGGTAAAGTTTTTGCCCTATCTGGCCTGGGCGTTCTCTGTTGACCGCTGGGACGAAAGCTGGGCGGAAGATGTTAAGCGGCAGGTGGTGAAAGACGCCTTTTTCATCCATCAGCATAAAGGGACCATCAGCGCGGTACGCCGGGCTGTGCAGCCGTTTGGCTTCCTGATCCGGGTTATTGAGTGGTGGAAAACCGGAGAGGCCCCCGGAACGTTCCGGCTGGATGTGGGTGTGCAGGAACAGGGCATAACGGAAGAAACCTATGCCGAACTGGAGCGCGTGATCAGCGATGCAAAGCCCTGCACCCGTCACATGCTCGGCATGAGTATCAACCTGCAGGTAAACGGGGTTATCAGCCAGGGGGCCGGATGTTATGTCGGGGAAACGCTGACGGTTTATCCGTACACGCCGGAAGCTATTGAGGTGGGCGGCGCAGTCCTGACGGGCGGCGCGGTCCATATTATTGACACTGTAAGGGTATAACATGGCGCAAAAATTCTTTGCCTACCTGACCACGCGCGGAGAAGCGAAGCTGGCGCAGGCTACGGCGCTGGGGGTTCAGCTGAAACTGACGCAGATGGGGGTTGGTGATGGTGGCGGTACGCTGCCCACGCCGTCACCCTCCCAGACAAAGCTGGTTAACGAGCGGCGACGTGCCGGGCTTAATTCGCTGACGGTTGACCCGCAGAACTCCAGCCAGATAATCGCAGAGCAGGTGATCCCGGAAAATGAGGGCGGTTGGTGGATCCGTGAAATTGGCCTGTATGACGATGCGGGGGAGCTGATTGCCGTTGCCAACTGTGCCGAAACCTACAAGCCGTTACTGGTTGAGGGGTCGGGACGGACGCAGGTTATCCGCATGGTGTTAATTGTCAGCAGCACAGAAGCCGTGACGCTGAAAATAGACCCGTCGGTTATTCTGGCAACCCGGCAGTATGTGGACACTGCGATCAGTAACACCATTATTCAGGTGCAGCTGTATACGGATAATCAGCTGAAAATGCACGGGTGGGCAACGAACCCCCACCCTCAATATGCATTTAAAGATTCACCCGTGCTAACCGGCCAGCCCCGTTCGCCGACCCCGGCACCGGCAGAGAATTCAGATATCATTGCGACTACCGCCTATGTACGGGCGGCGATCGCAGCGCTGGTTGCCTCATCGCCTGCTGCGCTTGATACCCTGAACGAAATCGCCGCCGCGCTGGGAAATGACCCCAGTTTTTCCCGCACCATGCTGAATGCGCTGGCAGGAAAGCAGCCGCTCGACAGTACGCTCACCGATCTGGCGGGAAAAAGTGCCGCCGGTCTGGTTGCTTATCTCGGATTCAGTGAGGGGGTGGGCTGGTTCAAAACACCCGGCGGATTGATCATCCAGCGCGGAACGTTCGGATTTAATTCAGGAGTCACTCTGAGAGATGTAACCCTGCCCCGTGCATTCACAACTAATAAATATGTGGTAACTCTGACATGGGCGGACAGAAATCTCGATATCTCGGCCACGACAAAAACCGAACCTGCAGCTGCGGCTATTATAGAGACCACTAAATCGACTACAGGATTCAGAGCGTGGCAGGGCGGAAGCGGTGGTTATAATCTGGACTATATCGCGGTGGGGTATTAATTATGACGTATGTCTATAGCCCGGCGGCCGGTGGCTTTTTTCCGATCGCCGAAAAAGAAAGTTTTGAGCAGTCCGGTATCTGGCCTGCAGATGGCATAGCCGTTACTGCAGGCGATCATGATGCGCTATTTCCGGTCCCCGTGGGTAAAAACATCGGGATGGATAAAGGCGTGCCCTGCTGGGTGGATGTTCCTGCGCCAACCACAGAGCAGCTGATCGAGGCGGCAGAGGCAAAAAAACAAAGCCTCATAACCGCTGCCAATGAATACATGAACGGCCAGCAGTGGCCCGGAAAAGCGGCACTGGGCAGGCTGAAAGGCGATGCGCTGACGCAGTATGGACTGTGGCTGGATTATCTGGATGCGGTGGCGGCAGTGAACACGCAGAACGCACCGGAAATAGCCTGGCCGATAGCGCCGGACGCTTAACCAATACCCCGCAATGCGGGGTTTTTTATTGCCCGGCTACCGGCACGCACGGTTAATTATGACCGTGCCGGCCATCAACTGCAGCACGGTCAGAAGTGACAATGCCCGATACAATCTTTACGCGTTTTTCCTCCTGCTGTTGTGCGAAACACCATACAACCCCCACCGACTGACCTGACGGCGCGATGCCTGCAACATGGTCCTGACCCATTCTCTGGAGAAACTTTATGGCTCAGGATTCATATCACCACGGCGTACGCGTGCAGGAGATTAACGAAGGCACGCGCACGATCAGCACCGTCAGCACGGCTATCGTCGGGATGGTCTGCACAGCTGACGATGCCGACGCCGCAACGTTCCCGCTCAATAAGCCCGTTCTGTTAACTGACGTACTGACGGCCAGCGGTAAGGCAGGCGAAAGCGGCACGCTGGCCCGCGCACTGGACGCTATCGGCGACCAGGCAAAGCCGGTGACGGTTGTTATCCGCGTCCCCCAGGGCGAAACCGAAGCGGAGACTACTTCAAACATCATCGGCGGCGTGACCGCAGAGGGCCGCCGCACCGGCATGAAAGCCCTGCTGGCTGCGCAAAGCCAGCTTGGCGTTAAGCCCCGCATTCTCGGCGTGCCGGGCCATGACACTAAAGCGGTGGCTACGGAGCTGCTGAGCGTGGCGCAGTCCCTGCGTGGCTTTGCCTACCTCACCGCGTACGGCTGCAAAACCATCGAAGAGGCGATTGCCTATCGTGCCAATTTCAGCCAGCGCGAGGGAATGCTGATCTGGCCTGATTTTGTCAGCTGGGACACCACCACGAACGCAGAGGCGACGGCATACGCCACCGCCCGCGCCCTCGGCCTGCGCGCCAAAATCGACAACGATACGGGCTGGCACAAATCCCTGTCTAACGTTGGCGTAAATGGCGTGACGGGTATTTCTGCGGACGTGTTCTGGGATCTGCAGGACCCGGCAACCGATGCGGGCCTGCTGAACCAGAACGATATCACCACGCTGATCCGTCGTGATGGTTTCCGCTTCTGGGGTTCCCGCTGCCTGAGCGACGATCCGCTGTTCGCGTTTGAGAACTACACCCGTACAGCCCAGGTGTTGATGGACACAATGGCAGAGGGCCAGATGTGGGCGGTAGATAAGCCGCTTACCCCTTCACTGGCCCGCGACATTATCGAAGGTATCCGCGCCAAAATTCGCAACCTGGTGAATCAGGGTTATCTGCTTGGCGGTGATTGCTGGCTGGATGATTCGGTGAACGATAAAGACACCCTCAAGGCCGGTCAGCTCATGCTGGACTATGACTACACGCCAGTCCCGCCGCTGGAAAACCTGATGCTGCGCCAGCGCATCACCGATCGTTATCTGATGGACTTTTCAAGCCAGGTAAAAGGCTAAGGGGAAAAAATGGCACTGCCACGCAAACTGAAATACCTGAACCTGTTTAACGACGGGGAAAACTACATGGGTCTTGTGGAGTCCCTGACCCTGCCGAAATTTACGCAGAAATTCGAAAAATTCCGTGGTGGCGGTATGCCGGGCGCGGTCGATGTCAGCATGGGCCTGGACGATGGCGCGCTGGATACTGAGTTTGAGATCGGGGGCACTGAGGCCCTGCTCTTTAAACAGCTGAAAGCAACCACTGTTGACGGCGTGCAGCTGCGCTTTGCGGAGTCTATCCAGCGTGATGATACCGGCGAAGTGCAGGCGGTGGAGCTGGTTGTACGTGGCCGCCATAAAGAGCTGGATTCCGGCACGCACAAGCAGGGCGACAGCAGCACCACCAAAGTGTCCAGCACCAACAGCTACGCGAAGCTGACCATCAACGGCGAGGTCCTCTATGAAGTTGACCTCGTGAATATGGTCTGGATTGTTGACGGCGTGGATCTGATGGAAGCGCACCGCGCCGCCATCGGCCTGTAATTTATGGCGCGGCTCGCCGCGCCTTCTCTCTTAACTCTTTTTAACGCGGACTCATCATGAAAAACGAAAAAAACGAACTGACGGAAAACGCACTGCCTGAAATCAAAAACGAAGCCACCGTAACGCTGGATGCGCCGGTTGTGCGTGGCAGTACCACCATTACAGAAATCGTTGTGCGTAAGCCTAACTCCGGGGCGCTGCGTGGCGCACGTCTGCAGGCGCTGATGGATATGGATGTGGATTCGATGATGCTGGTACTCCCCCGCGTTACCACCCCGGCACTGACTCGCGCAGAGGTAATGATGCTGGAGCCGGGCGACCTGTTTCAGCTGTCACTGGAGCTGGTCAGTTTTTTGTTGCCGAAGTCGGCAATGTCAGCTTTCCAGCAGAGCTGATTGTTGAAGACCTGGTGGCGGATATCGCCACCGTGTTTCACTGGCCGCCCTCCGCCACGGCTGATATGACGCTGACGGAGCTTCTGGAGTGGCGGCACAAAGCCATTTTGAGAAGCGGAGCCTCCGATGAGTGATCGTAACCTGCGCCTGCAGGTTGTTTTAAATGCGGTAGACAAGCTCACCCGCCCGTTCAAACAGGCGCGCGCCAGCACCCAGGAGCTGGCCGCCGCCGTCAAAAAATCCCGCGACGCCCTCAAACAGATCAACCAGACCAGCTCGCAGCTGGACGGCTACCGCAAGCTGCAGGCTGAAAGCCAGAAGCTGGGAGACCGGCTGAACTATGCGCGCAATCGCAGCAGGATGTTGAGTGACGAGCTGGGCAAGATGGGTCCGCCGACTGTACAGCAGGTCGTGGCCCTTGACCGCCAGCGGCTCGCAGTGCAGCGGCTTGAGGAACGCCACGGCAGGCTGCAGCAAAAAGCCGCACAGGTGCGCGCAGAGCTGTACCGGGTCGGGATATCCGCTAATGACGGGGCCAGCGCCACGGCCCGTATAACCCGCGAAACCGAAAAATATAACCGCCAGCTGGCTGATCAGGAAGCCCGGCTGCGGCGCGTTGGTGAGCAGCAGCGGAAGATGAACGCTGCCCGCGAGCAGTACGGCAAAACGCTGGAAGTACGCGACAGGGTGGCAGGTGCAGGTGCTGCAATGACTGCTGCCGGGGTGGGCATGGGGGCGCCGGTTGTGGCGGCGGTTAAGAGCTATGCCAGCCTGGAAGATGCCATGAAAGGCGTGGCTAAACAGGTGAACGGACTGCGGGACGATAACGGCAACCGCACCGCACAATTTTACGAGCTGCAGGCCGCTATCAAAATGGCCAGTGAGCAGCTGCCGCTGCAGAACGGGGCCGTCGATTATGCTGCCCTGGTTGAAGGCGGCGCACGCATGGGAGTTGGAGAGAACGCAAAGACGTGGGCGGAGCTGAAAAAGGAGCTGCTTGATTTTGCCTCTGTGTCCGCAAAAGCGGCTACCGCGTTTGAGCTGCCCGCCGATCAGCTGGCTGAGGACCTGGGGAAAATTGCCGGGCTGTATAAGGTTCCGACCAGCGAGATTGAGCGCCTGGGCGATGTGATCAACTACCTCGATGATAACGCAAAATCGAAAGGCGCGGACATTATCAACGTGATGCAGCGTATGGGAGGCGTGGCTGACAAGCTGGACTTCCGCAAAGCTGCCGCGCTGGGGTCGACGTTCCTGACCCTGGGCGCCGCGCCGGAAGTCGCCGCAAGCGCATCCAATGCAATGGTGCGTGAGCTGTCGATCGCCAGTATGCAAAGCAAAAGCTTTATGGATGGTATGAATGCGCTGAAACTGAAACCCGCCCAGCTTGAAAAGGACATGGCAAAAGACTCAATGGGAACCATTATCCGGGTAATGGAAATGGTTAAACGTCTCCCTGATAGCAAGCAAATGAACGTTCTGACGCAGCTGTTTGGCAAAGAGTTCGGTGATGATGCCGGAAAGCTGGCTAACAATATGGGGGAACTGTACCGCCAGTTAGGGCTGGTTAAGGGAGCAGCATCGGTCGGGTCCATGCAGAAAGAGTCCGATATCAATAAAGACTCGCTTTCAGCGCAATGGATGCTGACTAAGGCGGGGATGCAGAACGTGATGAGCGGGCTTGGCGAAACGCTGCGCACGCCTCTGCTGGAAATAATGACTTCTATCCGGCAGGTGACTGGCGTAGTACGCCGCTGGGTGGAACAAAACCCGGAGCTGGCAGGAACGCTGATTAAAGTGGCTGCTGCAGTTGCTGCTGTAGCTGTGGTGCTGGGAACGCTGATGGTAGCCGTGGCGGCAATTATTGGTCCACTGGCCGTGGTCCGCCTCAGCATGAGTACGCTGGGGATTCGTGTTCTGCCGGGCGTGCTCAGCTCTGCGCAGGGGCTGGGCAATGGGCTGCTGTGGCTGGTTAAATCCCCTCTCACTCTGCTGTCAGGCGGATTTGCGCGTAATGCCAGCGCGTCGCGCGCGCTGTCAGGTCCGCTCTCATCGCTGGGATCGTCTCTGTCCATCATGGGTGGCGTTGCGTCCCGCGTGGTTTCCGGGCCGCTGGCGCTGCTGCGTGGTGGGGTGTGGGCCATGCTCAATCCGCTGGCCGCCGGTCGGGCTGCGTTAGCCGGGCTGGGCCGCTCTTTGCTGTGGCTGGTCACGTCTCCGCTGGCGCTGCTTCGCACCGGATTAATGTTTATTTCCGGCGCGCTGACGGTGTTGTTAAGCCCGATAGGGCTGGTTGTGGCCGCGCTGGCCGGGGTGGCGCTGGTTGTCTGGAAATACTGGGAGCCGATTAAGGCGTTTCTGGGCGGTGTGGTTGAAGGATTTAAGGCGGCATCTGCCCCGATCGCTGCCGCTTTTGAACCGCTGCGGCCCGTGTTCCAGTGGATAGGTGATAAGGTGCAGGCGCTGTGGGGATGGTTCACTGACCTGCTGAACCCGGTGAAATCAACCTCACAGGAGCTGCAGAGTGCAGCGGGAATGGGACGACAGTTTGGTGAGGCGCTGGCTGATGGACTCAGCATGGTTATGCACCCGCTGGAAACGCTGAAATCCGGCGTGTCGTGGTTACTGGAAAAGCTGGGGATCGTCAGCAAGGAGGCGGCAAAAGCGAAGCTGCCTGAGCAGGTTGCCCGGCAGCAGCCAGCCACGGTAAGCAGTGATGGCCGGGTTACTCTGCCCGCCGGAGGCTCACCGTATGCCGGGTACGGAATGCCCGGGTTTGCAGGCTTCCATGATAATGGTGGCGTGACCCCCCGCGGCCGGGGGGGCGTGGTGGGCGAGAAGGGCCCGGAGATTGTAAACGGTCCCGCCAGTATAACCAGCCGCCGCCGTACCGCTGCACTGGCTGCTGCTGCTGTTTTTGCTTTTAACGGCGCAGCTCAACCTGCAGCGGCGGCCATGACGCCATTTGCTGAAATGCCTGTCAGTGAATATCGTGTTCAGCCCCCTCCGCGTGCCGTTGAGCTTGCAGGCGTAACAGCTTTTACACGCAGAGAATTGCCGCAGCCTGCAGAGCTTTTAACGCGTTACGCGTTTGAACTACCGGAACAGGATGCAGCGTCCAGGCAGGATGAATCACTGACTGATGCGGTGTCGCTAGTATTCGGTAATCTTTCCGGAGTTCAGCAACCAAAACCGCTACACCCGTTCAGCCTGCCGGCTGTTGAATACCGTGAGGAAATGCCGCGCCGTGCGTCTGCGCCAGTGGTCACTCATCCCGTCAGTATTCACGCGCCAATCAGCATTTACGCCCAGCCAGGGCAAAGCGCTGCCGACATAGCCAGTGAGGTAGCGCGGCAGCTTGATGAGCGGGAACGCCGGGCAAGTGCCCGCACACGCAGTAATTTTTCAGACAGGGGAGACTTCGAATGATGATGGTGCTGGGGTTATTCGTTTTCACGCTGAAAACAGTCCCGTATCAGGAGCTGCAGCTGCAGCGCCAGTGGAGGCACGCCAGTAACAGCCGGGTTAACGCCCGGCCAGTGCTGCAGTTTGTCGGGCCAGATACGGACACAATCACACTGAACGGCACGCTAATGCCCGCCATTACTGGCGGCAGACTTTCAATGCTGACGCTGGACCAGATGGCGGAGACGGGCAAGGCATGGCCCCTTATTGAGGGCAGCGGCATAATTTACGGCATGTTTGTGATAGAGAGCATCAGCCAGACTAAGCGCGAGTTTTTCAGCGATGGCGCAGCGCGACAGATTGAGTTCACGATCACCCTGAAACGGGTGGATGAATCACTTACTGAGATGATGGGCGATCTGTCAGGCCAGCTAACCCGGCTCAAAGATTCGGCCATATCAATGGCCGGGGGGATATTGTCATGATGGGTTTTGGGGCGGCCCTAATTCCGGCATACCGCGTCACGCTCGAAAGCAGGGATATTACAACCACGATTGAATCAAGGCTGATATCGCTGACGCACACGGACAACAGAGGGTTTGAGGCTGACCAGCTGGATCTGGAACTGGATGATGCTGACGGACTGCTGGAATTACCCCGCCGCGGCGCGGTGCTGTCTCTCGCAATCGGCTGGCAGGGGGAGCCGCTTTATGTGAAAGGCCAGTTTACAGTAGACGAAATTGAGCATTCGGGCGCACCGGACCGGCTAACCATTCGGGCGCGTTCGGCTGACTTCCGTAGCACGCTGAACATCAAGCGGGAAAAGTCATGGCATAACACCACGGTCGGGGCTGTTGTCAGCGAGATGGCTACCAGGCACAAGCTTCAGCAGGCTATTGGCGACGATATGGCAAAGCAGCCGGTGGACCATATCGATCAGACGAATGAGTCTGACGGGTCGTTTCTTATGAGGCTGGCCCGCCAGTATGGTGCTATTGCGTCAGTAAAAAACGGCAATCTCATGTTTATCCGCCAGGGTCAGGGCGTGACGGCCAGCGGTAAGCCGCTGCCTGTTATGACGATCACCCGTTCAAGCGGTGATGGCCACCGGTTCAGCATGGCCGATCGGGGAGCCTATACGGGCGTGGTTGCCAGCTGGCTGCATACCAACGAGCCGACAAATAAGCAGGAGGTTAAGGTTAAGCGCCGTCGCCGTCGCCAGGCAGCTGACAAGCCTACAAAAGCCCCGGAGCCGAAACAGGGTGAATACCTGGCTGGCACCGATGAAAACGTTAAGGTTCTGAGCCGTACCTATGCCAACAGAGCCAATGCCGAACGCGCTGCAAAAATGACATGGGAGCGACTCCAGCGCGGAGCGGCAACGTTTTCTATCTCCCTGGCTAAAGGGCGCGGCGATCTGTTTCCGGAGCTGCCGGTGAAGGTCAGCGGATTTAAGAGGCCAGTAGACGAGGCGGACTGGACGATCACAACTGTAACCAACACTATCGGCGAGGGCGGTTTCACAACCTCACTGGAGCTGGAAGTAAAAATTGCAGATCTGGATATGGAATAACGAGCCGGTAGTTTAAAAATAAAACAAAAAGGGTTAACATATCTTGCAAAATTAAGACGAGGCCTACAGAAAATGATGAATTGTCCGCTATGCGGTAATGCTGCCCATACCCGAAGTTCTTTCCAGGTCTCAAAAACAACGAAAGAGCGTTACAACCAATGCCAGAATATTGAATGTAGTCACACGTTTGTAACGCATGAAACTTTTGTCAGATCGATAACGTGTCCCGGTAAGGTTATCGCCGCCCCGCCCCACCCTGCTAAAGGCGGACAAAGCCACATGAATTTCTGAACCAGCCCACCTTATGGTGGGCTTTTTTGTGGGCAAATATGGTCACTGTCCATTATTTGGTGGGCATTTGGTGGACACAAGCACAAAAAAAAGGGGCTGGAAAATTCCAACCCCTTGTTTTTACAAGATTATTTCGGATGTCGCGAAAGCGAATCTTAGTTAAGACGCTCTTTGATACGAGCAGACTTACCGGTACGCTCACGCAGGTAGTACAGTTTAGCTTTACGTACAGCACCACGACGTTT